AATTGCTCCATTACAAATTGGAGCTAACTCCCCACTAGGTATTAATTTAGAAAATCAAAGACGAGATGCTATTGCAAAAACTTTTTATGTAGATCAGTTATTAGTATCTAACAACGCTCGCGCTATGACTGCAACAGAAGTTACAGCTCGTAATGAAGAGCGGATGAGAATTTTAGGACCTGCATTATCAAGATTACAAAATGAATTATTGCAGCCAATGATTATTAGAGTGTTCAATATCATGCTTAGAAATAATCAATTTACATTAGCGCCAGAGATGCTTGCAAATCAAGAGATCGATATTGAATATGTATCACCAATGGCAATCGCTCAACGATCACAAGAACTACAATCAATCATGAGAGGTCTTGAAGTATTTGGAACTATAAGCCAGGTATCACCAGTAACGGATTACATTGACGAAAACGGATTAGTAAAAACTATTATCAATGTCTTAGGCTTGCCTGCAAAGATGATTAGATCTGACGCACAAGTAAGACAAAAAAGAGAGCAACAAGCACAACAACAACAAATGGCTATGCAGATGCAGCAAGAACTTGCAGCAAGCAAGATTGCACAGAATGCAGCTCCAATGGTGAAAGCTCTCAATGGACAACAACAACCACAATAAAAAGTTTCTCGAACTTATTGCCGATTACAAATTTGTATTTGGTAGTAATGAAGGAAAACGAGTTTTACGCGATCTCGAAAAAAGATGTCATGAGTTTGTGACTACACATCAAAAAGGTGACAGTCACGAAAGCGCCTATTTAGAAGGTCAACGCTCTGTACTTATCTTTATTAAAAACGCTCTTAAACAAACAAATAGTTAAACATGGAAAATCAGACAACTGAAACAGCTCAAACTGTTCAATCTGGTGTTCAACAAAATGTTGCTACATCAGCAAAGCAAGCACCTACAACACTTGCTACCAGTCCTGTATCTCAACAGGCTAAACAGGAAAGTAAAGTAGATTTTAAAACTTTAATTCCTGAAAGTTATAAAGAAGAAAAATCATTACAAAATTTTAATGATATGGAAAGTTTTGTAAAAAGTTATCTTCATGCGCAAAAATTAGTTGGTATGGATAAAATACCTGTACCAAATAAATATGCGACTGAAGAAGATTGGCAAGTCGTATTTAAAAAATTAGGCGCGCCAGATACTCCAGATCAATACAAATATTCTTTTAGTGATGATGAAATAGATCAAGCATCGTTAAAAGAATTTAATCAAACTGCACATAAATTAGGATTACTTCCTAAACAAGCAGAAGGATTAATAAAATTTTATAATGGATTAAGTCAGGATCAAGCTGCAAAACAAGAGGCAGTAGCAGCTGCTGTACGGCAAGAAACTGAATTAACTTTAAAAAAAGAATATGGTCCTGAGTTTAATAAAAGATTAGATCAAGCTAAACGACTTGCACTATCAACTCTAGGAACAGATTTTTTAAACAATACGATTTTGCAAGATGGCTCCAGGCTAGGTGATAATGTTTATTTAGTAAAAGCATTTTCACAACTCGCAGACAAATTATCGGAAGATGAAATTGTTAAAGGCGAAGGTCAAGGCTATCAAACAGCAAGTGAAATCCAAAAAGAGATTGATGTTCTTACAGAAGAAACATCACCTTATTGGAATAAAACACATCCAAATCATAATAGAGCAGTAGAAGAAGTTTATAGATTGCGACAGTTATTAAATGGTTAATCAATCTTTAAGCAACGAAGAAATTGCAATTGAATGTTTAAGGATCGCTACTGAATTTTCATCTGAATACGACAGAGCAGATCCAATAACAAAAGCACAATCATATATGGATTGGGTATTAAAAGTTTCTGGGCGAAAATCTTTAGACAAGACCGCCGCGAAAAAAGTCTAATTGCAGACTTAAAAAGCAAAGACGAGATCCGTAATAACGGAAAATCAAATCGATAAACAATCAACAAACTAAATAATCAAATGAGTACACAAATCACGACAGCTTTTGTGCAGCAGTATTCAAACAATGTGCAAATGCTATCGCAACAAAAAGGCTCTTTGTTACGAGGAACGGTTGATGTGGAAACGGTGAATGGCAAAAGTGCTTTCTTTGACCAAGTTGGAGTTGCAACTGCGGTGAAGAGAACAACCAGACACGCTGATACACCTCAAATCGATACACCTCATTCGAGACGAAGAGTTACGATGGTTGATTATGAGTATGCTGATCTTATCGACAATCAAGATAAGATTAGAACTCTTATCGATCCTACATCATCTTACGCCTTAGCTGCTGCTTACGCACTAGGTAGAGCGCAAGACGATGAGATAATCGCTGCCGTATCAGGCACAGCGTTTTCTGGCGAAACAGGTAGTACATCTACGGTTTTACCAGCATCGCAACAAATACTAGAGGCATCTACAGGCGGTTTATCAATCGCAAAATTGAGAAACGCAAAATTTATTCTCGATAGTGGTAATGTAGATCCTTCAATTCCTAGAACACTTGTAATTGGTTCAAATCAGCTACGAGATCTTTTAGGAACAACAGAAGTCACATCAAGCGATTTCAATACAGTTAAAGCATTAGTTAACGGCGAAGTTGACACCTTCTTAGGTTTCAAAATCGTTGTGTCTAATAGATTAAGTATCACTTCATCTAAGAGACTTTGTTTAGCTTACGCTATGGACGGTATTAAACTCGCGATGGGTCAAGACATCATGAGTAGAATTGATGAGAGAGCCGACAAAGGTTACTCAACACAAGTCTATTGTTGTCAGACACTTGGCGCTACCAGAATGGAAGAGGCTAAAGTTGTGACTATACAAGCACACGAGGCATAGGAGGATATATGGCTACAGTTTATTCGATACAGAAAACGAAGTGGAACCAGAATGTACCTTCTGAATTTATTAAAACTAACGAACAATCAGGCAGAATGAGAATTGCCTACGGTGAATACGAGGCAAGTTCATTGACCGCTGGTGATGTTATACAAATGTTTAACATACCTAACGGCGCAAGACTGATTGATGGTTATCTTTTTAATGATGCTTTAGGTGCATCTACAACATTGTCAGTCGGTTATGCTGCACATACAAATAGCTCAGGAGCAACTGTTGCTCTCTCAGCTGCTGCATACATGACCGCTACCTCAACGGTATCAGCTGGACGAAACGATGTGTTACCTACACTCGATAAGAACGGTGGATCAGTAGTTGATGCAAATCAAGATGGTGTTCCATTTACTTGCACACTAGCTGGCGGAAACGCGACAGGAACTATTGTTTTAGTAGTTCGCTATGTTGTTGACTAATTAAAAGTCAAAAACTTTTTGGGGGAGGCATTTCTGCCTCCTCCTTCAATCATTAATGATAAAATTTATTTTAATAGGATTGGTGTGTTCACCTCTTTTTGAAGAGTGTTTTATAATTCAGCCAAAGATGGTTTTTAAAGATTTAGAAAGTTGCACTTATGCTGCAAAGGTTTTCGAGGAACGGTACTCCGTAGGATCAATTTCAGTAAAATTAAATTGTAAGGACAAATATATATGGCAAGCGTTGTAGAAATAGTTAATAGCGCATTAAATTTACTTGGAGCCAGCACTATCACAGCTCTCACCGATGACAGTAAAAATGCTAGAATTTGTAATCAAAGATACGAGCCAATTCGTAATCGTATATTTAGATCTCACGCTTGGAACTGCTTACAAAAAAGAGTTCAATTAGCAAAAGATGCAACAGGTCCTGTTGTAGAATTTACTAATTCTTTTACTTTACCAGCAGATTGCCTAAGAGTTTTAAAGGTTCACACAGGAGCCAGAGATAGTATTGAAAGCGATATTAAATACAATATTGAAGGTAGAAAATTAGTAACGGATGAGGCAACAGTTTTTATTCTATATGTTGCAATAATTACAGATCCAAATCAGTACGATGCCTTTCTACAAGAGGCAATATCCACACAACTTGCTGCCGACATTTGTTATGGAATTACTAATAACGCAACACTTGCTAAAACTTATCAAGAGCTTGCTGATGAGAGATTACGAGAGGCAAGATTTATTGACGCCACAGAAAATAGTGTCGGAACTATCGAAAGCTCTGAATTTACCAATGCAAGGTTATAATGCCTCGAACAACATTAGCACTTACATCGTTTGTATCAGGTGAGCTTGGATCCAAATTAGATGGACGAACTGATTTTGAAAAATATAGAACAGGCTGCAAAACATTACAAAATTTTATTGTTCATCCGCAAGGAGCAGCTACAAGAAGAGTTGGCACTCAATTTATTTCAGAAGTAAAAACTTCTGCTAATAAAACAAGATTAATACCTTTTGAGTTTTCAACTACACAAACTTATATTTTAGAATTTGGAAATCTTTACATAAGGTTTTATAAAGACAAAGGACAAATACTATCAGGTGGATCACCTTACGAAATTGCTACACCATATTTAACATCGCAATTATTTGAAATTAAATTTGCTCAGTCTGCGGATGTTTTATTTATTTGTCATCCAAGTCATGCAGTTAGAAAATTATCAAGAACAGGACATACTAATTTTACATTAACAGAATTAGATTTTAATAATGGTCCTTACATTGATGAAAATCAGACAGCTACAACTTTAACACCAAGTGCTACAACAGGATCAATAACTATAACAGCAAGTGCAAATACTTTTGCATCAACTGATGTCGGAAGAATAATTAAGCTACAAGGTGGTTATGTAAAAATTACTGCCTTCACATCTGCAACACAAGTAACTGCATTAGTAAAAACTAATTTAACAGCAACAACTGCTGTAACAGCCTGGAGCTTAGGAGCCTTTTCAGATACCACAGGTCATCCTTCATGCGTTTCGTTTTTTGAACAGAGATTAGTTTTTGCTGGTACTAACTTAGAACCGCAAACAGTTTATTTTAGTAAGTCAGGCGATTACGAAAATTTTACAGCTGGTACGATTGCTGATGATGCTATGATTTATACTATAGCGTCTAACGATGTTAACCGAGTACGATATTTAAAAGCACAAAGAACTTTAATTGTTGGAACCACAGGAGGTGAATTTACAGTTTCTGCGGATGGAACAGGTGCAAGTTTAACACCAACAAATGTAACTATAAAAAGACAAAGTGCTTATGGCACAGCAGATACAGATGCTTTGACAGCAGGTAATGCGATAATATTTTTACAAAAGGCAAAACGAAAAATTAGAGAACTTGCATATAACTTCGATGTTGACGGTTATGTTGCACCAGATCTAACAATATTAAATGATGCTGTAACTAATTCTGGCGTTAATGAATTTTGCTATCA